ATAACGGTTCTTGAGCTGCTTAACCAGGACTTGACCGAGTGACTCAAACTCTTCGGTCGAGATGATTGCAAACATAAAATCAGCTGTGGCCGGGAGTCCAAAGGATTCTGATGTATCTTCCAGTCCCAGGTCGCTGCTCGTATATCCGCCTCGAGTTGTTTGAGTCGCAGAGACGAGAGGTACATCGAACTCCACGGCAAGGCCTCGCAGCTCTTCTGCGATTGCTTTGATATAGGTATAAGAATTGACGTTGGCTCCATGCTTAATCCTTGCAGAGGCGCAGATGTTCAAGTAGTCGATGTAGATGATATCCGGCACGAAGTTCTTCTTGATCTTAAGCTCCTCGATGAGGTGGCGGAAGTTGCTAGAAGAAGCGCTCGCGGTCGGATACTCCTTGATGATGAGCCTGCCCTTCGTCTTGGTCTTGAGCCTGGAGACCTTAGCCTCGTAGGACTCCTTCGGGACGATGGCGAGCTCGTCTAGGGGAATGTCGAGGAGGTTAGCGTCGATACGCTCGGCGATCCTCTCCTCAGCCATCTCTAGGGTAATATACAGGACGTTCATTCCCATATTCAGGTTGTTGGCCGCGGCGTGACACATGAACATGGACTTACCGACGCCCGTACCGGCCAGGACGATGTTCAGAGTCTTACGCGACAGGCCGCCCTTAGTGATTCTGTTCAACATGTCTAGGTCGAACGGAATCTTCTCTTCGTGTCGGCGATAGAACTCGAACCGAGCGTCGGCGTCCATGAGGAAGTCGTGGCCGATGCTGGTATCGAAGTTCACTGCCAGAGCGTCTGACAGGAGCTTGGGGATCGATCCCTTAGCCAGCTTGCCGGTCTTGTCGTCGAGGATGTGGATCGACGTCATGATGGCGTTATAGATGGCTTTGTCCTGACAGAACTTCTCTGTCTGGTCGACGAGCCAGTCGAAGTCAGAGTCGTCGAGCTGCATCTTATCGACGAACTCGCTGCACTGCTTAAATGTCTCTTCGCCGAGGTTGTCCCGAGCAGACAGCTCTACTGAGAGAGCTGCCTTGTTCGGGAACTTGTTATACTTCTTCGAGTAGGAGTCGATCAAGTCAAAGACGGTCTTATCCACGCGATCGTGGAAGTACTCCGGCTTGACAAAGGGTATAACCTTCCTCGCGAATTCCTCGTTCATGGCGAGGTTCGCTAGGATTACTTTCTCGATCATTAATATTACTCTTCGTCGTCTTGAAGGATGTTGCTGGTGCCGAGCTTGTACTTGTTACGAAGGAACGCTACGAAACGCTCGTCAGACAGGAGTGCTTTCCAGACTTCGCCGTTCGAGGCGATGGCGTCTTCCTTCATCTCCTTGCCCTTGACCTCGCCGGTCTCGGGGTCGACCACTACGTAGCGACCCTGCTTCGGCTTGGCGACGAAGCCGGCTTCTAGGGCGTTCTCTAGGAGACCAGACCAACGATTGATGCCGTCTTCGTGAGTGACGTTGATCAGGATCTTGCTCTTCTCCTTGACGAAGCGTGACTTCTCGACGTTGATCACGAAGTTGTATCCGGCGATCTTATTGTCGGCGTCCTTCTCCTGCTGACGGCCGAGGATCCAGATGTTGTCCGCGCCGTAGTACGAACCAGTGCCGCCGCCGACCACCGGCTTAGAGAACATCTCCATGGTCATGTACGTGTGGTTGATGACCACCATCGGGATGTTCTGAAGATTGAGCTTGGGAGTGACGATACGAAAGAACGACTTGTTGACCTTGGCCCGAGTGAAGTCGGCCGGCGAGGCTTCCTTCTTGATGGCGTCGTCTACTTCCTTGAGCGAAGCCAGGTTGCCGATCGAGTCTACCAAGATCATGACATGATCGCCACGGGCGATGTTCTCCAGCTGGTTGCTGCAGTCGTGTCGAAGCTGCTCGAAGTTAGTAACCGGAGTATGGACGACACGGTCCAAGTCGATGCCGAAAGACTTGAAGTAGTCTTGGGGAGAACCAAACTCCGAGTCATACAGGAGGATGACACCGTCGTCATACTTGTCGAGATAAGCCTTGGCCATCAATAGGGCGAAAGCGGTCTTGAAGTGTTTGGAGGGACCGGCGATCATGGTGACTCCGGCGGTCAACCCGCCGTCTACCTCACCCGACAGAGCCACGTTGATCATGGGAACCTGAGTCGGGATCATGTCCTTGGTAGTGAATACCTTGGAGTCTTCTAGTGTGTTCGTAAGACTAATCGTGCTGTTCTTAATCAGCTTATCTCTGAGCGACATATGTATCTCCTGTATGCGACGTATTATTGTATACTGTTTGTATTGTTTTGTAAACTATTATTGTTCGATGTATGCGTCCATTTTCTTGATAAACGCTTGGATCTTCTTGACACGATCCGGCCAGTAGATGTACTCCTTGTCCGGGTTCTTCATCAGATTATTAAGCAGGGGCATCACCATCTTTCTCAAGCCGTGAAGCTTGTCGGTGACGTCCTGTACTCCGGCGTTTAGCTCGTCTTCTGAGACGAGCGAGAAGCCGAAGTCGTCATCTAGATCATCGTCTTTCATGAAAGGAAGCTCTCCAGCGTTGCAGTTTCCTCCAGTTTCCAGCCGATTACGTCGCAGATCGACTTGATGGGATCCAAGAACGTCTTCTGGAACTGAAGGTCACGATCTATATATCGGTCCAATTCGAATTCGGCGGGCAGGTATTCGGGCACCGAGATGACGGTATCCTTGATCGGGTTCGGCATCTTCAGGTATGAGAACTTGATCTTGTCGCCGTCCGCGATAGGCTGGATGTTCTTGATGTCGTGGCGCTTCAGGAGCATGTTAAAGAGAAGCGAACCCTTGACGTGAATGGGCGTACCCTTCTTGTAGATGCTGGCTCCGTCTTTCCACTTGCCCATGTCCTTGACCGACCGGGGGAACGCCACTTCCTCGAATCGAAGCTTCATGAAGTCGTCCTTGAACGAGCTTGTGAACTGCCGCAGCGCGTTCACGTCCTTGTTCATGATGACTTTGATAGCGTTCATGATGCTGTCTCTGCACACGTGCGGAGTAGAAGACCGTACCGCCTCGATGCCCTGAAGCTTGAGCTTAGGTTCCTTATACTCTACGCCTTCAATGTCCAGCGCGTTCATGATGTACATCTTCTTGGCTTTCCAGATCGCCTTGTTGGCGATCGTCTCGCGCTTCATCTGCATCTTCTGCTTGTAGGCAGACATCATCTCTGCGAGTTCAGCATAAGACTGCTCCATGTAAGGAATGATCTTCTGCTCAGAGAACTTGTCGATGATGCGACAGATCTCGTGGTCGGTCTTACCCTGTAGACCCAGAGCATCCACCACCGCTCCCATGTCGATATAGATGGAGTCTGTATCAGAAGCGATGACGTAATCCACTCCATCTGACCTGAGAAGCTTGTTCATGAAGTAGTTCATCTTCTTCTCAATCCAGCGAATCGACAACTGACCGGAAGTCGTAATGGCTTCTGCGTGGTTGAAGTTGAACCATCGGAAGTATTCGTTAGCCAGAGCACCGTAAGCCGAGTTCAGCTGGATCTTCTTGGCTAGCTGAAGATTATGATACCTAGCTACTAGCTTCAGGTCCTCGACATTCTTGGTCTGCTCATACTTCTTCTTGGCATCGATCGACATCTTCTTGTACTTCGATCGATCGTCGTACATCTTCTCCATGAGCTCCGCCAGGAAGCCCTGTTTGTCCTTGGAATACGTGCACCCGTTGGCGGCATAAGCCAAAGTCCTGTCTGGTGCTTCCCAGACGCCCTCGAGGAGCATGTCGATAGAGGGCATGTCGACGCGACGTACGAACGTCTCGGGAGAGATGTTGTACTGCATGATTAAGTGTGGATACAGACTGTTAAGGTCGTATGACACCACCCACTTATGCATGCCTACTCGCGGGTCCTTGACGTGGCCGCCGACCAGCCCGTTGAAGCCGCGGTTGTCCTTCATCGGAGGGACGACGACGTTACGGCTCAGCAAGAAGTTATGAATGATGGTGTCCCATGACCTCACAGTAGTCAGGGTGTCGGTATAGTTTACCTTAGCGTCGTAAGCCAGAGCCATGACCTGCTCGATAAGCTTTAGCTTGTCATCGAGCTTGTCAACAAGTACGCAGTCATGGATGTTATACTCGATGAACTTCTGGAAGTTTTTCTGGTACAGGTCGTGTAGAGTACCGTATTCAGAGTAGTCTACCTTCTTCTCGCCGAGCTCGATCGAGGCGATGTAGTCTAGCTTATAGCTCTCGTGATTGGCGTAGCTGAACTTGCGATAGAGCTGGTGATAGTCGAGGACTGCCAGGCCGGGGATATTGAAGCTCTGGACTTCCTTGCCGCGGAACTCGACCTTGCGCTCATCGAGCATCTTCCACGGAGAGAGCTTCTTAGCCCAGTCCATATCCATGACTCGTGCGATGCGATTGATCAGGTATGGAATGTCGAAGAACTCGATGTACCAGCCGGTGACGATGTCTGGCTTCCAGGCACGGGAAGTCCATACCTTGATGAACTTCCTGATCAAGTCTTCTTCGTCGTCACACTTGACGTAGAAGATGTTTGGATCATCGGTATGAAAGTCGCCGTAGCTAAACACTGCGCTCTTGCCACGCTTACGAATGGTAATCGCGGTGAGCTTCTTGTCGGCGGTGGCGATGTCGGGAAACCCGTCAGACGAGTCACACTCGATATCCAGAGTGACTACGTTGACGTGCGACGGATCATACTCGACGTCGCCCTTGAAACGATCATTGATGTAGACGTATGGAAAGTTAGTAGATCCGTATACCTGAAACTGCTCTACGCCCTTGTACTTCTCTACGAAGTCTCTGGCGTCACGTATGGTATCGAACTGGATCTTATCGACCGACTTGCCGTCGATGGTTCGATACGTACCCTTTTTGCTGGGAACAAAGAGATAAGGCTTGTAGTAGTGTACTTCTTCGAAAGGCTGACCCATGCTGTAGCCACGAACGTATACACGACTGCCACGACTAAAGAAGTTTGTGTAAAATGCCATTAGCCTATTATATAACAAAAGGGATTAGATGTACATAAGAAAGAAGGGGCCGAAGCCCCTTCAATCACAGGTGTTGGAAACGCGTCTTGGCGTATTGAAGCTTTCGCATACGATACTCAAGGTCCGCTACGTCGGTGGACTGCGCCAGATAGCGCGACTGATTCAGGATCTCTCCCGGCATCGTCAGGTAGTCCCATGCTTTGGTAAGGATTCTCTTAAGCATCTTTTGTGCCCTCTGTTAGTAGCTTCTTCTCCGAAGCCGGAGCTTCGCCGATGTCGATCTTCTTTGGCTTCTTGCTCTCGGGAATGACGTTCTCGAGCCAGATCTTCAGAAGACCGTTGATGAGATCCGCGTTCTTGATCTCTACGGTGTCAGCCAGCGCAAACACTCGCTTGAACGGGCGCTCAGAGATTCCCTTGAATAAGAACGTCTGGTTGATCCCGTCGCCGATGGCGGTGTCGAGAGTAGTCTTACCGTTCACGATAAGCTTGCCGTCCTCGAGGGTAATCTCGAGGTCTTGCTTGCTGAAGCCAGCTACTGCCAGCTCGATGACGTACTTGTTGTCGTCGATCTTCTTGATGTTATATGGGGGATAAGTTACGGCCGCTTTGGCCACGGCTTCCGTGGTCTGAGCCAGAGACTCAAACAGACGATCTGAGCCGATCATATTCTTGGACATCGTATTGATGAGATCAGTCCAAGTGCTATCAAAACTATAAGTCTTCATGTAGTACCTCCTGTTAGGCAAGGTTGTTGTAAGTGCGACCCGTTAGGCATCGCTGGTATAATATAGGTGCTGAAGCCCCAAATGTAAACGGCTTCAGTGTAACTTTTTTCCGAGCGTCTCCTCTGACACCACGTACACGGTGTAGTTAGTAGGATCCATCAGGATGACCGGAGTCATCTCTGCCTCCTTGAATACGGCGATCTTATTGAGAATACTGGTAAAGCTATTCTCTGTTTCGCCGTCTATCTGCTCCATCATGGCAGCAGCATTCCTAATAGCATGCTCGGGAATTCGTACAAATTTCGCAGCATTGCTATTTATAAATACATGAAAGGATGGATACATATGATTGGACTGCTTTACAACCTTTTGAACTTCTTCACTGGGCCATTCGGTAAGTGGGTAGCTATTGGCTTGGCTGCTGTTGCTTTTTACTTCTGGTGGGAGGGGAGAGTCGAAGACCGCGCCCTTCTCAACTTTAACCAGAAACAGATGGAGCAGCTTCTCAAGGACCAGAAGGAAATCGACAAAAAACTCTCGGATCTTAGACAAGTTCAAGACCAAATATTAGAAAATGAAAAACAGTTTAAGCAAAACCTTGACAAGAAGCTATCAGGAATCAATAGCTTCCTTAACTCTGACGAAGCTAAGAAGCTGGACAGACCTTCTTCTGAAGTTCTCAAGAGAACGATTCAGAGTATAGCCCAATGAAAAACATCCTCGCACTCTCATCGATGCTACTTCTATGTGGCTGCGGCACTACGTTCTTGACCAAAGAGAAGCCTATGGTCGTGATGCCTGACAAGTCTCTATTCGAGTGTCCAAAGACTGTAGTGATTCCGCCCATAGAGACACTGACCGACATTCAAGTAGCCCAGATCATTATCGAACTAAAGACTGACCTAGAAGTCTGCGCGAATAAGAATAAGAGCATCGAGGCGTTTCTGACCGCAGCCAAGAAACGCCTCGAGCAATAGTGGCTCAGGGTCAAGGGCTCGAACCTCGCACATCCAGATTCAGAATCTGGCGTTCTACCAACTGAACTAACCCTGAACATCCTCTACAATCGGCGTGCCGACAAGGATCTTGCCCTCGACACGATGATTGACACGAATACGCTTTAGAAAGTCGAAGACCTCCGGCATCGAGGCGAAGCGCTTCTCTCCATCCTCCATGTAGCCCATGCGGTCATCGGCGCGAACAGTATAAGAGACCTTGATCATAGCGTACTCCATGTTACAGTCCTAATTATACACCAGGACGTACGGTATGTACACTACTTTATTACTTTTTTCATCCTTATAGCGTCGGTCTTTCCGTAGTATCCTACATATCTACCGAAGTCTACATATCCAAGTCTATAGTAGAGCACCACTGCGCTAGAATTGGTCTCGTCTACTTCCAAGACTATTTCTTTGGCCTTGGACTTGTTCTCGGCTTCTTTGAGAAGGACTTCGCCTATGCCCTTCTCTCGATGCTTTGGATTTACTGCAATTGAATAGATCCTTCTGATCTTATTCTTTGTAAGAGGTGACAGACAGATATAACCAACTATCTGGCTGGCGTCCTCGGCGCAGAGTACTAAGTTATTCTTGATGTGATAAGACACTGCTCTACGAGAGAACATGTTATCTTCAAACGAAGCTCTCTCTATCTCGAGAATAGCATCCACATCTTCCCTACGAGCCTTTCTTATCAACATCCGAATTCTGAATCAAATTAATGGACTGCGGCGTATTTTTATTTAGAGCTTTATTGATTAACTCGTTCTTCTCCGCGCTCTGCGAAGAAGAACCAAAGAAATAGGTGATGACTGCGGTCGCGATTCCGCCGATCCAGCCGATCGCTAGATTGACGAACTCCATATTAATAGGATGATTGCAGCAAAATACAGGATAGAAAGTTACCGCTCCGATATAACCGAAGAAGAATACTACTGTACATATCGCTATAAACTTTGCTATCCAACTACTCATAATATCATAATTGTGCTTGTTATTCTTTTTTCTTTTCATTGGTCTTTTGTTCTAAAAGCTTTAGAGTGCTGTCTTCTACGAAGCCAGTCTGGCGAAGACCGTTATCACCCTGAAACATCTTGACCGCCGCAGCAGTAGCAGGACCATATAGACCATCGACCACACCTACTCTGTATCCCAGAATCTTAAGCATGATCTGCACGTTTTCTACTTCGGCGATCGAACTATTAGGACCGACGAACGTGCCGCCGATAGTAGACTTAAGAACCTCTAGAGCTCTCTTTCTTTCGTTTAAGCCGTTGTATCCGCCGTTGACCGCGCGCGTGCAAGCATAGATGTCATCGGTATCTGCCAGCGCATTCATCTTGCGAGACTGCCAGTAGATCAGAGCCGAGATGACGGCGTTCTTTGGTTCCAACAAGAGCTCAGGATGATTGACCAGGTCCAGACTCATCTTGACACCGGTAGCCGTATAGTTGGCGCGGCCGGTAGTCTGAAAGATTCCACGGCCCTTGTACTTTACTCCGTCACCCGGCTGAGTGTTGCCTAGGTCCGTGCGTCCTTCGTAGTCACGACCCGAGGCGTATTCTTGCAGGGTCTTGAACCAATCCGTCTCTACTGCGGCCTGAGCAAAGAAGTGGCAGATTCTAAGATCTGTCGTTACGCCAAATTGTGGTGCTAGTTTTTCGAAGCTTTCTACGACGCCTTTGAGAATCTCAGGCTTGGCGTATGGGCAAAGATTGTGGAGAACGTGTTCTGATATAAGCATAAAACCACCTATACTTTTGGTTTTATTTATAGCCAGAAGATTCTAATTTGGACTCATAGAAGTTTGCGCAGATGGATTATACACAACCGGTGGATTAGTACTCTGTACAGGCGGAGTTGCGTAGTTCTGCTGAACCAAATTGTAGATCTGATCGGTGATGATGTCCATCACGATTTCAGACGCAAACTGCTGAATCGATGGCTTATATGTCGTTACAAACACTGGATTGTTTGTAACCGCTGCGATAGGAGCATTAAGCAGCATCGGAAACATCGGAGACGTAAGAATGTTTAGTCCCACAATAGGTCCAGCAAACTGTAGCGGCATAGCTGAAGACTGTGGGCCAGAATTCTGTAGTGGATTAGATGGCTCTAACGGTTTGTCATAAACAACGTCATTAGTTTCAGTTGTTGCGATGTTAACGACCGATCCAGAAAAAGAGGAGGGCTTGGTAGAGCTGTTAAAGCCATACCAAATCCCTCCGAAAATAAGTGCTGTTGCACAAGATATTAATAGACGTTTCATCATGATCTATTTATGAGTTTGCTCATATCAGCAGCAAGCAGATGCCTTATATCATTCCAGCTATAGGAAGTCCAACTATAGAAAACTTTTGGATCTTCGAATCGAGCTCTAAGAATACAATAACCGTGTCCAGGCATAGGGTTGAAATAGACTTTATGACAACCATATACCTGACACAGTCGTTTCTCAAGCTCAATAAATTCGTCTGCTGTGAGATTCATTTTATGGCACCGCAACTAAGTTGGCATCGGCGGTAGGTGTCGAACCCACGCTTGCTGGGTTGGAGCCAGCCGTGCTACCGTAACACTTCGCCGATATTCCTCAAAATGCCATTCTTATCGATATAAGATTTTGGTATTCTAGCTGGATTCTTTTTGTTTTTAGCAGCATACGTATCAGTTTGTGAGTGACAATTCGGACATAGAAAACATAGATTGTCCAGCCTATTGTCATTGCTTATGCCATTTTTATGCTCAAGCTGCAGTACTAATTTTTCGCCATTCCAGCTTCCATCATTGCCACACCAAGCGCAGCAATAAGGGATTAACCGTTCGTCAATCAATCTTTTCTTAACATGGTGACGAGACATTGAACAATTTTCAACGAATACCTCGTCATTTGATTTTCTTTTACTTCTATTCAATTCTACCATTTTATGGTAGTGTTTGCCGGCAGTACCGGTTACTAAACCTTTAGGCATATTTAGTCCCTCCAACGGACAGACTATTTATACAAAAGTTCAGTAAACCGGTATGCTTGAATTTGGTCGGAGTGGAGAGATTCGAACTCCCGACCCACTGCTCCCAAAGCAGTTGCGCTACCAGGCTGCGCTACACTCCGAAAAAATGGTGCTGCAGGTAGGGATCGAACCCACGACCTGATGATTACAAATCAACTGCTCTACCAACTGAGCTACTGCAGCATTGGCTCCGGAGGTAGGGATCGAACCTACGACACGGTGATTAACAGTCACCTGATCTACCGCTGATCTACTCCGGAACAAAATAATAAAGCGCGACTTACGGCCGAGACCTGCGCGCTCTATCACCGTTCAGCTATATATATGCTTACTTGGTCAGGCCCGCGCTCGACGCGCCCCAGAAGGCGTAGCCGACAGCAGCCATACGGCGAGTCGGGGTGCCCAGCCGGTACTTCGTGTACGTCTCGCCGAGGCTGTTCGTACGCTCGTTGGCGTAGATCGCATAACCTTCCTTGCGAAGGTTCGTGATCAGGGCAGTCGGGTTAGCGACGCCGAATCGCGAAGCGATCTGGTTAGCCGTGAACTCCGAACCGTTCTTGAGTGAGCGAACGAGCTTCGCCTTCTGCGTGGTAGTCTTCATACTATATAGTCTCCTGTATTAACCCAGCATATCGATCAGACGACCGTCTTTGTCGGCTGCACGAACGCGAAGATCCGGGTAGATATTCTTCACGTTCTTCATCTCGCAGAGAATATACTGCGAGTCATTCGGGCACGACCGGCAAGTCTGCCAGATGCCCGAAACCTGAATTTGAATCTCAACGTAGTCCATGACGATCTCCAATCTTAAGACCATTATACCCTAAGACGGGAGGTTTGTACACTGTTATTTTACTTCATCAGCATTAAAAGTTTCTATGTGCATACCGAGCTCGGTGAACATAAGAAGAGAGTGGCCCCAAGACTCGGCCCACTTCTCTCTTAGAGCGGGGTCATACGCACAGTAGACATACTTGATACCTGACTGGATAATTCCCTTAGTACACTCGTGGCACATGGGAAGGCCGTAGACGTAGATGCTGCTACCCTTCAAAGAAACTCCCGAGAGAGAAGCGTTGTAGATGCAGTTCATCTCGGCATGAATCGTAAGACGGTACTTGATCTCTCTGTTGTCTAGTAGTTCCTGAGCGTCGTTGATGCCTCGAGGAAAGCCGTTGTAGCCCTGACTCAAGATCTGGCCGTCGGCTCCGACAACTACGGCTCCGACTTTGGTAGACGGATCCTTAGACCATCCGGCTACTTCTTTCGCCATCTTAAGATAGCGAAGAGTCCACTTATTCATTCCTGAGAGCCTGAGCTACGATGTGTTCGATGCTGATCAACTTGTCAAGAAGAGAATCACTATGTAGAATCATGCCTCTGATTGCGTGCGAAGCGTCTAACATCAATTGACCCGAAGCAGTATAAGCTCCATCGATCTTACTCATCTCGGCATGACGGCCGAGCTCGTTTGCCATTTGTTTTAGATAGCCATAGTCTTGCATGATATACTCCGAATTGGTACCCGCTGCCGGACTCGAACCGGCACTCCGTTGGAAGGAGATTTTAAGTCTCCTGTGTCTACCTATTCCACCAAGCGGGCTTGGAGTGTAGGGTGAGAATCGAACTCACAAACACCGGATTTGCAGTCCGAGCCATTAGCCATTCTGGTACCTACACAATTTGGTCGGCGCGGAGAGATTCGAACTCTCAAGAAACAGTAGTCCACTGCTAAAGGCTTTATAAGGGCCTCCCCACCACCCGGTGTCACGCCGTATTGATATTTAATGGATCACCCTCCAGGATTCGAACCCGGCCCATCATGGTCCAACGCCATGCGTGCTACCGCTACACCAAGGGTGAATATGGTACCCCGTAGGAGAATCGAACTCCTGCTACCTGAGTGAAAATCAAGTGTTCTACCATTAAACTAACGGGACATTGGCGCGATCAGAAGGACTCGAACCTTCAACCCTCAGATTAGAAGTCTGATGCTCTCTCCGGTTGAGCTATGATCGCAGTTGGTACCGACGGTCAGATTCGAACTGACACTGTAACGCTCCTAAGGCGTGTGCCTCCTACCATTGGGCTACGTCGGCTTAATTCTATTACTACCTCTACAATATGTATCAGTCTGTGAATGACAATTCGGGCATAGTAATCTTAAATTTTCTAATCTATGATCAGTAGATTTACCATTGATATGGTCAAGATGAAGAATTATTGGCTTACCATTCCATGTATCAACAATACCACAATCAATACATTTGAGTTCGAGAAATCCTTCTTCTAATAATCGTTTCTTTAATTTGTCGGTTCCATATTGTGGATGTTTACCATTCAAAATATCTTCAATCTTTAATCTTTCACCATAACCATTTTTTGTAAATGGCTTACTTGTTCCTTTCGCGCCGCGATTAGGTTTATATAAACCAAGCTCATGAGCTTTTCTCTTAAAAGTAGAGAATGGCAAATCACATAATAGTGCTGCCTGCGCCATTGTTTTACTAGAACTTATTGCCTCTTCTATAGTCATAGATTCCTCCATGACTATATTTATATGTCTACTATTTCTAGTGTGTCTACCAATTCCACCACCGAGGCATAAACTACTTGGCGGATCCGGTGAGATTCGAACTCACGGGGCTGTTACACCCAACGCCTTAGCAAGGCGCCGCTTTAGGCCACTCAGCCACAGATCCAAGTTTGGCGGATAGGGTAGGATTCGAACCCACGGGGCTGTTACACCCTCCGGTTTTCAAGACCGGCGCCTTAAACCACTCGACCACCTATCCGAACTTGGTACCAGTAGATGGTCTCGAACCACCGACCTAGCGGTTATCGACCGCTTGCTCTCCCAGCTGAGCTATACTGGCTCTATTTTCTAAATTTCTCAGCAAACCACATAATAACAAATGCAATAATTACTAATGTATTAACAACTAATCGCCAATACCATGGCATATCACTTTCACCGATTAACATATTAACTCTTACAAAATTGGGGTGAGCTTGGGGTTCGAACCCATCCCTCGAGAATCACAATCTCGTATGCTACCACTACACCACGCCCACATAAAATTGGTAGCGGGTACCAGGTCTGACCTGATGTACAACGGTTTATGAGACCGTCGCTGGACTCTCCAGTCTAACCCGCCAAAATGGTGGACAGTATCGGGATCGAACCGATGACCCCCTGCTTGCAAAGCAGGTGCTCTCCCAGCTGAGCTAACCGCCCGTACTCAGTGACGGGATTGAACCGCCGACATTCTCGGTGTAAACGAGACGCTCTACCGCTGAGCTAACTGAGCAAAAACTCTATTCTAACTATTATATCAACAAAGTTAGATAATGTACACCCATTTATACGACATTTCTTAACTCTGAAGAAAAAAAGTGGTAGACCCGACAGGACTCGAACCTGTGACATAACCGTTATGAGCGGCTCGTTCTAACCAACTGAACTACGGGTCCTTAATCTTCTACAGACCAGTACTTGGTCTTATCGTATGGAACTCTATTTGGATTCTTGATCTCGACGATACCGGACTGAAATCCAAAGAATGCCATCATGATAAAAATTACTATTACGTATGTGATGAACTTTAACATTATGGCGCCGCCCCCTAGCATCGAACTAGAACCTCCGGCTCTTCAGACCGGCGTGCAGGCCAACTACACCAGAGCGGCCAAAATGGAGGACCCGGAAGGACTCAAACCTTCAACCTCCTGATTCGTAATCAGGTGCTCTGTTCAGTTGAGCTACGGATCCTTAATAGTTGTACTGAATACCCTCATCGGCAAGATGCTGATACTTATACTCTGGAAGTAGAGCACCGGTCAATACCCACTCGACATACGTAAACATGTCTGGAGCATTCATGAAATTGAACCCGTCAGAGTTTTCAATTTCGTGAATCTTATCAGTCAAATCATCTTGCGCGTACATAATAAACTCCTAGAAATGGCGAAGGCGACGGGGATCGAACCCGCGACCTCTGGTTAGACAGACCAGCGTTCTCCCGCTGAACTACGCCTCCGCAATTCCGATTAGAACTTGAACCCTACGCCAACACTGACGATGTTCTCGTTCTGCTGGTTCGACATGCCCTGAACGTAGCGATAGCGAACGTCCATGTCGATGTCCTTAGCCATATAGATCTTCGTGCCACCACCGACGTTGAACACGCCCTGGTTAGCATTCCACTGGAACTGGTAACCCAGGCCAGCCAGAACATAAGGCGTCAGCTTCGTGCTGGCGATCGGATAGCCCAGAACCAGGTTGCCCGTCATCAGATCGATCGGAGCATTGCCCCACTGGTTGAACACGTGATCGTAGTTCGCCTCGACAGCGAAGTACTTATTGATCTGGTACCCGCCGTTGAAGCCGAGGTTCGAGCCCTGAGTCCAGGTCGAGCCGACAGTCGGACCGGCGAACCAGTTCATCTGCTTGGCTTCCTGAGCTTCAGCCGGAGCGGCCAGCGCGAGTGCAGCAACAGCCGCTGCGATAAAAGCAAACTTCTTCATGTAGTCTCCTATTGATTGACGTCAATTACTGGGCTCAACTAACTGCCCACTATCTAATTATATCCCTATCCAGGGCCGATGTACACTATTATTTTCACATCCAGGGATTCAAAATCGCGTCTGACAGTACTTCTTCCAAAGGAAACTCGATGACTCGTCTAGAATTGTACTCTAGGACGTCTCTGTTCTCACGAACTATAGCCATGACGTCACTGTGAAGATTCTTATATCTCTTGATATTAGAAGCGATGATCTCCTGGCGATCGACGAAATGATCTTTGTCGTCATAACTCTCGTCGAACAGATAGTTAAACGTCTTGAATCCCCAGCGTCTAAGGACGCGAAGACAGCCTGGACCGCCGTTCATCAGAAACGGCCGCCCAAATAATAGACTCTTAATGGCCTTCTCTGTCACCACCGCCATGTCTACTACCGGCTCAGTCACGTCATAGCGAGTGGCGGTCTCTTGAATAAGATCGAAACAGGAAGACGACATCGCGTCGAACGGAATGTCACCGCCGATGCCGTGATAGATGCCCGGAGTCAAATCATCTGGCAGAGAGTCTACTTCCATGAACGGCATGAAACCCTGATTCATGTCGTTTACTACCAGCTTGGCATACTCACTTGGGTTAGCCGCCACTGCTTCGGGACTCTGCGGCCGAACGATTAGATTAGAGACGTAGCCGTCGTCTAGTAGATCCAGAGCTCGCAAGCCGTGCATCATGGTCAGACGATGATACTTCGGATCACGTGTCAATGCCATGTATAGCTTCTTCTTATCTTTATTCAGATAGTCATTAACTATCTCGGCCACATTAAGTTGCACGCCCTTGGCAAGAAACTTCTTAGACAATTCTTCCCGCGAGAAGACGGTAAGAAGTGGGCTGTTGACAAACCGAGCGTCGGCGCCAAAGGCACGTCGCAGCGCAAACTTCAATCTAGGTTCCAGCTCGGCGCACATGGCGAAGTAGATAGGAATCTGTGGAAACGCATGAGCGTCTCTAATAAGACGTACCCACGCCAGATAACTACCGAAGTAGCTCAGGTTTAGATTCGGATACATCTCGAAGTCTTGGCAGAAATAGAATCCTACTTTGTTTTCTGCGAAGCGTCGAAGTGTGTCTTTATCCAGTAAGAAGAAGAACTGCTGCGCAGTGCAGTGCCAGTCGTTCATGGGAATGAAATACAAGTAACACTTGTTGGGATCGAAAGACTCGATCTCGTGGAGAGCGGCAAACTTAATCTTGTTTCCGGTGAACTTCTGGTAGTACTCTTTGTTCTTATCAAAGAGATTGGGCTGCCAGTTTTTCGAGATGGCCTTTAGACGATCTGCTGCGGTGATGATGTTTCCCTGCTCATCAAACCCGTCTACGATGAATACGATATCAGTCATTGTTTTTCAAGCTCTACCACAAGCCGCATGCCCGGCTTCATATTCTCGATCACACAGTCGCCGTCATCGAGATAGTTAAAGAATAGTACTCGGCCGTCTACTTCTCCGCGAACGACGATACGCTCGCCGGTATCGCCCACGTTCTTGATCATCGTCGGTATCTTCACGTATCCTCCATAATAACTACGGAGTATTTATCCCAAAAATATGAAGATAGTCTCGAATGACTTTGATAGATGACGAGTAGAAGAACCAGTTTCCAAACTGAGTCTTCATGCGGCTGGGAATCACGTCCATTCCCATAGCGTACTCGAAGTTCCAGTCGTTCAGAGTACGAACGAAGATCCCGGCGGGGCAGCAGTAGAAAGTAGTCACGTCTTCTTTCCACGGGATGTCGTGCTGTTCCAGAAGAATAGTCGTACAGTTATCGTGTACGAACTTTGTCATACAGTCGTCGGTATGACACAGAGCTTTCTTCCAGACTTCGCTCTTGTTGAAGACGGCTAGATCAATTCCCATGTCAACACCGTGTAACACTCATGAAAGCGGCTACCGATACCGGTCCGATGGTCGCAGACGATCTTGATCTTACCTTCGGACTCTAGCTTCTTTAGAGCGGGGTAGTATCCAGAGAGGTAGTTCCTCTGCTCGTGATACTGCCTAGCGACGTTGTCATAGGGCGTGTCGTCGTACTTCTCGAGGATGGGCTCGATGTGTACTACACGATCTGGTCTCATATTCATGAGGTTATCGAGAAAGGGTTTCCACCCGGCGCCGAGCTGCTCCATGGCGCAAGTGGTCATGACGATCTCGCGCTCGTCTTTCGTCTCGCGATGCAGCGTCGGGTTATAGAAGTCGAATCGCTCGCCGTACAGGCGCATGCCGTGGTGCTTATACAGGTCGTTGGCGATCTGCTGAGAAGCCGGAGCCCAGTCGTAGGCGAAGACGGTGGCGTCTAGGTTGAAATGAAGGTAGGCGGCGGAGTTGAAGCAAGACCCGGCGCCCACGTCGTGAACGAAGCGAGCGTCGCTCATCAGCTTACGAAAGACCGTCTCTCTGAGGTATCGATAGACGTTCATTTCGAAGCCGTTAGAAGTGGCCCTGATGTATTGACCCATCCACCTGACTATTGGGTTGGCGCTGACATAGGGCGGATCCAGTACAAAAAGATTGTATCCGCTCTGAACGAACTTCTCTCTGACGGCTTCCCACGAGTCGCTCCACGACTGCTCTCGGTGTGGACCAGACTCAGAGAAGCGCTTAGACATAAGTTCGAGTCTGACCATCTCCATCTCTCGATGAGAGTCGATCAGACTTAGCTCTTTGTAGAAAGCGTTTGGAAGGTATACGGTGGGGTCATACAACGGGCCCATCGCCGCTCGCATGTCCTGCTCGCTGACATGCTGAGACTGAATAGCTATCATCCTGACGTTCTCACTTTTCACGTTGCCTCATTATATAACGGGTTGTTACCGATCGCTGTTGTTGTGCTCCACGTGAAGCCACTGCTCGCCGTGTTCCATGGCAGCCCAGCGATCGTCGAAGTGCTCGGCTTCTTTGAGAGTGTCGTCTTCGTAACACAGGGTTCTGAATCCGTCTCCGACTACGTCGCTATCTAGAAGAAACCAACGATACGCGTTCGACATCTACCACTCCTTAGAAAGGCCGAGCTGATCTCTTACTTTGTATACTGGTATATATTCTACTCCGTCCAAGACGCTCAGCGGCCTAGAATGAAACTTATTCAGCCAGACGTCGATGTCCATGTCAAAGCAGCATGCATACTCTAAGATACTATCGTTCATCTTCTTCCATGAGGTACATGACAGCGTGATGCTGCACTTCATATAATGGATTAAAGACGACGTTACCGTCTCCGTCTCTATACCACGGGTAGACTAGAGCCATGGGAGTCACCTCACCGAGATGGCTGATGTACTCGTTTCTTTCTTCTTGAAACTTGTTCATTCGCATATTCTCGAAGGCCAGCTTTAATATCATTGTCGACTTGATATAGCGGTTGAAAAAAGAATGGCTCGTCTAGACCAAACATCGCGTCTCCCAAGAACGGAGGAGTATCACGTCGCATCTTGTCTAGCCGCGGCCGCGCATTCCTATTTAACTCGTCACACAAAAACATTGCGCGGGTCTTCTTCTTCTTTGAGCTGATTGCTGAGAGCTCTGTAGTCAATGGTAGTGTCATTTAGAGTGGTCCACCAGCGAGCCGTGAAAGTCCATTCGCTTCGAGCCCAGCCGTGCACGCCGTGAATGACTCTGTCTAGCTTAAAGAAATCCGGCTCTAGATGGAGCATCCTCATCGGCAGTAGCGCTGATAGACGGGGACGCCCTCGGTGCTCATGCCAGTCGGAGCCATGACGCAGCCGGCGCCAGAGCTATAGACGGTACCGGGAATGGTGTACACGCCCTGAATCTGCTGCACAGGAGCCTGAACGACTACGGGCATGGGAGCCTGGTTGACGATCACCTGAGGCTGGCGAGAGACAGTGGCAGAGTTGATGATGTTGTTGATGACAGATGCGCCAGCAGCGATGCCGGCTACGGCGATGGCAGAGTCATATGGACCAGAACCCGGCCACATGCCGACTCCGTTGTTCCATCCACCGCGGTATCCGCCGTTCCAGCCACCGCCGTTATAGGTGTTATTGACCACCACTCGGTTAGTGACTACTTGGCCACGGATCGGCTGCTGAGCCTGGACTTCTGCGCTGATGGCCACCACGGCCAGAGCAGCTAGAGCAATTCGACTAAACATTTTCAGTTCTCCATTGAAGCTGATAAGCTATTATACCAACAACCGGTACCGTTGTACACTGTTTATTTAATGGTCGGCAATAGCTTGTCGATTGACTCGTAGAATGCTTCTTCATAGAGAGCATTACTTATCATGTCTATCGCGACTTGCTCTAGTTGTATAGCATTTTCCGGATCGGGGCCGGTGTGTACTATATATGTCCAGACATCATCGCACGAATCACGTGTTAAAGACTCGTGCCATCCAGCATGTGTGAATAAAGAATAGAAAACGCTTCTATAAGTACTCTTCATCTTCTAACTCGTCGTGTATACAAAGACCAGAGTCGTGCAGAGGAAGAGAAGAGTGATCTCGATCACGACGAGAAGCCCTTCAGCCTGTTGACCTCTTCTTCCAGAGTACGAATGGCGTCGTTCAGAGTCTGACCCCAGTCGAGCTCGTTCTTCTGAGGAAGACG